CCGACTTTCCCTTATGGAGTCGGTCTTCTAATCCAACCGCCTCGCGGCGGAAAGATATATGAAGACAACCAGCCACTCAAGGCTGGTCTTGACTCTCCCCGAAGGCTAGTGATTCAGCCTCTTCCCCCTATCACTAGGGGGAACTCCAACCAAGCCTGATGTCGACGCGCTTGGGGCGTCCAGAACGCTCTAGGTGTTCCTCATCTTGGCTCCCGGTTGGCGACCGAGAGGAAGACTTCCAACTTTCATCGGAAGTCGAGATGGCGCGCGGACAGGGGACTAAGCTGAGATTACTCTCAGCACCCCTTAAGAAATCCCGCATTTCCATCCTGAGTAAACACTTATGCAAGGCTCCAGTGTCTCCTAGCTTATCACTAGGAGCTTTAGCCTTCACAACATAGCCCCGAACTTGTGGGCTATGAAGGCTTGGGTGCATACGGTCGATTTGATAGTCGACTGAGTATGAAACCCTGCCTAGCACCGAGGACGTTGGAGAGACTATGGGAAAGTGTTTCATAACTTTCACCAACTTCTCATCCAACCAACTGGCAGTATCCCAGTAACCAGCAGTGTATAGCTGGTTACGGAGGCTGACAGTTGAGATAACCTCAGAAGCGTCTGCTATCGTGTCGGGTAACGCTTGCCTGACGCGGACGAGTGATACGTCCGTGCCATTAAAGTATTCCCGACCACAAGACTCTCTGAACTTTCCAGTCCAGAAAGACTTGTCCAGACCAACTCGAGCACCGAAATGCTCGAGAGTCTGTACGATAGACAGCACATGATCTACAGGGACAATGAGATCGTCCCCATAGACGCGCACCGAACCCACGAAGGATTTCAAATCCTTCCTGGTAATGGTCACGTTAAGCGATCTCTGAATCCCGATGAAGATCATGGTCAAAAAGACCATTGCTTCCACCGGGAAGCAAAGTGCTGAACCCATGGACGCATACTTAGACAATCGGATTACTCCGATATCCTGTATGTCGGCCCGCCGGGAACGAGTTGCATCAACGGCCTTATCCAAATGAGGCCAATGAGACAACATCGCCCTAACGAGCTGATTGGAAACACGATCGGATGCATCGCTCAAATCGAGCGTTGCGGTTCGGTTATTCACCGAACCAAGACGGGCCAGTTCCTGATTAGGGGACTGGTCGTCAAAGCCGATTAGCCGAGGCAGGAGTTCATCCCTGTCATAGGCGCCTAGGAAACAGCGTAGGAGAGCCTGCTGTGCGAATTGCATGCACGCAGGTTCCACCGCAATTATCCTGGGTGTTTTCAACGTTTTAGGCACTGAGACTATCTTCACAGGTAGCTCAGCGTCGGGTTCGAGGATGGACACCTCATCTAACTCCGCTCGAAAGTGGAGATTAGGTATGAGGTACTCGTAAGAGGGAAAGACCTCCTCGAGTCGCCGGGTCCAAGTCCGGAGTCGATACTTACCATTGCTGGTAAGACCATCGGCAACGGATCCAGGGCCATGTTTCGGAAGCATTCTCCCGTAATAGACATCATAGTCCATACGAGTGAACAATTCACGAAACAGCAGGTCAGACATAGAACGGAACTCATCCAAATCTTCCTGGGTGAGGTCCTTGTCAACCTGGCGGACATCCTGCTCACACTTGACGTAGTTGCGCATCGCTGCCCTTTCCCTTGCTGGGGAGCAAGGAAAGAGCAATTTGCCAAACATCAACGTAAGTTGACGGATGGCAATAATTGAATCGATGCATGGCTCGTCAAGTAACGTGCCACTATTCCGGTCAAACACACGGGAGAGATAACCTCCGAGAAATCGGGGGAGACTCCCATCCTTCTCAAAAGAAGGATGTGTCCCGGCCCAGCCTTGGTCAATCCACTTTTGGGTGGCTTTTCCAAGGTCAGGCAGGGTTATCGTGAGAAACGATAACCCCTCATGTTTGACTCGCCTCTTGACGGTATTAATGTCAAGAGTGGCGCTAGTGCGACATCGTGTAGCCGATTCCTCAGCTACACTGGACCAGAGTGACATTAGGCTTTTCATTGACCCTCCTTATAGAGGTAATCAATCCTTAGCCTATCGCACTCGCAGAAGGAAGAAGCTCGGCTTTATCAACCGAACCGTCGGTGAGGAGAGGCTCGTCCTATCTCTAGGACTTGCTCTCTTGAACCCTCATCCGGCTTCGCTTCCTCCACCATGCACGGATGCCAGAAATCGGCATAACCACTTGGGACACTATGTTGGGCTCCCAGGACGCCACTAAACAAATAGTCGCGTTAGGAAGTTCAACATAGGAACTGACACGAGGTTGAAAATCAGACCCAATATCAGGAGAGCCCTAAAGCTCACCTTGATATGAAGGTCTGCATCAACGTTCCTGTCATCTCCACTAGTGGTACCATGTGCCTTCACCGGTATTGATAGGTGAGGCATCATGACCGTTACGACTCGCCACCAAGAAGCTTGGTGATGAGTGCATCGCTCGATGCTGAAAACAGGGTTTTGAAGCCCGTGTAGACAGCAAGCGCCTCGACAGCCGTGTAGCCAGCCGGAGGAAGGTCAAAGACGATGTAGTTACTCATCGAAACTTTGACATTCTCCGACGGGCGAAACGGGTCGGACGTGAGCTTTGCATGGTTGATCCGGAGCACGTGCCGCATCCTCTTCCCAATATCATGGGAAGCTTGGAGCTGCACGAGCCCGTCAGCACTCTGGTAGGTGGATTCATCCTCCTCCACGCTAATGCGTGGCATGGGGATGGCCACCGCAGAGATGGTGACCGTTTGCGGATCAGTAAATGCCATAGGCATCACTCCTAGGACTCGGGTCTCGAGCCCCAATGGCTCGGACACAGGGAAGACATCTCACAGGGACACTAACCAATAAAGGTTAGTGCTTGATCCCCTTGGTTAAACCAAGGGCCCCTGCGATGGCTTTTTGGCGTAGGCTAAGCCCACTCCAGGTCAAGCCGAACCCAAATGGTGAAGCCTTCACGCGTCGTTTCGTTTCCACGGAAACGATTAGCGGGGAGGGACTCGCGAAGGGAGCGGAAAGCGCCCCTCGTTTGTCAACGAAGTACGTGTCGGTAGCAATTGAATGCTCCATCATGTACCCGTATTTCATCACCAGACCATCTGTGGCCCAATCCGAGAGATTAGCTATTACATCTCCCGCATTGGAGAACCAGTCGATGGCCCACGTCCAAGGGGTAGCATTCCACACGACCTCTGGCGTCAAATCCAGTCCTAATAGGAACTGGGCATGACGTGCACTCTCTGCCATCTTATTCCGAGGGTTATACCCCGAAGGAAGATGGTAGGTGAATGCACCAGAGAACCAGGCCTTTTTCCAGGTCTGGCGTATCCTGTAGAGAGTGCTAGTCCCCGCGCCTCCGTAATAGAGGATCTCAAGCGGATCCCCCCCGGTATTGACAGGGTTGAAAATCCCTGTCGCAAAATTACCGAGGAGAGCCCTTTGAGCCCCAACGACGGAAGCGGACGAGGTCCGTTCTTCAGGAAAGTAGTACCGCCGCCTAACCACCCGTCCGGCATCGCGCTCATACTGCGAAAGTAGCGTATGAGCGTTTGCGATAACGAAGGCAACAGCCTTCAAATCGCCGACGATGGGCATCCAGCCAAACTGCACGTTAAGATGTTCCTCTCCAAGGTTTCGGAGAAGGTTCGTCTTCTTCTTAAGGAGTTGCAAGCCTGAAAGTTTAGGCAGCCCCTCCGTACGAAGTTCACGTAGCATATTGGCTGAACTGGCGATGTTGTTGGTAGGGGAACAACGAGAAATCGCAGTAGCTCCAAGCTGCTCCAGATTACTCTGGGGCACGCTTGGAAGCGATTTCCCGCTGAGGATCCCAGCTAGGATTGGCCCGCGATATTCTGCGGCCCAATATCCATAAGCGGTTTCTTCATGTTTCCCTTTGATCCTCTGTTCAGACGGGTTTGCCGCCCTCACAGTGACCTTTTGGGTGAAGAACTCGCCACCAACATCATATTTGTCGGAAGTGTCTGGATCTCCCTTTTCGAACGAGCCCCCAACACCACTGTATATTGATTCATACAGGGTTTTGAGTTCTCGACTTCGATCAGGGGAGCCAGGTCGCTTCCGCCAGTCGGTATGGTTTTCGCTATCAGTTATCTGATAGCCTCTTGGGAATCCAGCCGCCGATTGGGCTCCAATTCCGGTAGGCGATTCATGAACTTGGTAGTTCGTGATCGCGTTACCGTGGAGCTTATCGACGTACCAGATCGCGAGAGTCCCTCTACCAACCTGATCGACAAGATCAGGTAAGTGTCGGGCCTTGCGGGTGAGTGTCAAATTCACCTCCCAGAGCTGAAGTAGGGTGTATGGGTCCTGGAGGGTATTACTCCCTCCAACTCTTGTCCAACAACAGTGGAAAAACTGTCATAGGACAAGAAGATGTCGTACTGGCCGGGGCCCCCTCACG